CCTATAGGCTGCGGCGATTGGGGCGGAGTAGCTCAGTTGGTAGAGCAGTGGAATCATAATCCATGGGTCGGGGGTTCGAGTCCCTCCTCCGCTACCAAGCAAATCAAGGACTTAGCCGAAGAAACCGCCGAGAAATCTGTTCCAACCTGTTCCAAGTGGACACTAGCGTATTCAATGGTTTACGCTGGTCGACATCTGCTACATGGAACAGGAATGGAACAGATCGATGGTCGCGCACAGGCGTTTGAGCGCCGAGATCGAGGCGGAGATCCGCCGGCGCAGCGCGGCGTCTCGGCCGACCCATACCGCGGAGTTCACTGCGGGCACCGTCGCCGGCGCCACGTTCTCCGCGACTGCGGAGCGTCGCGCCGAGTTCACCGCTGGCGCTAAGGCCGGCAACGTCGCAGATCGAGCGGCTCGAGGTGACCTTGACCGCGCGAGCAGGGTGAGCCGGCCGGGCCGCAAGCCGACCAAACGGGAGCGCGCCCGCAAGATGCTTCTCAAGGCGACGGAGAACGGGTGCGCCTACACGCCCGCTCTGAGGCGCAAGGTCGCCGAGAATGCGGAATGCGACGGGCAGACCGTCGATCGAGCGGCCAAAGACCTCGGCCTCTGATCTCAGAGGTCATTTAAGTTCATCACAAGTCATTTGAGCAACTAGACCGGGCTGACATCGGCCCCGATAAAGTTCTCCGCACAGTCACTGCGGAGACCTACCGATGTCTGAGGACACCATCGCAAGCGATCGCCTGCGGGGTATCAAGGCCATCGCCGCCTTCATCGGCGAGAGCGAGCGCCGGACCATCCACCTTATTGACAAGGGCCTTCTGCACGTCGCCCACGAGGGGTTCAACGTCGTGGCCAGCAAGCGGCGACTGCGCCGCGACTGGGAGCGGCGGGTCGGGGTCGATGCAGGAGATGAGAGGTGAGGCCGCCGCCCCGAGGGAGCCGCCCTGGCCGGGGCGGCATCCCCAAGGGATCAGGCAAGACATCCGGCCCTGATCATAGCGCGCTCGCCGCCGGTTCCCAGAGCCCCGACGACGGCGACACAGAGACCCTTTGGCTATGACGCCGGAGGTCGCGACCAAGCTCGCCAAGCTGCTGCGGCTGCTGTGCGACCGCTCCGTGGACGGCGAGACGCTGGCCGCCGCCAACCGGCTGAGCGCGATGGTCGCGGCCTACGGAGTCGATTGGGACGCGGCCCTGAGCGGCGACTCCTCGCCCAGCGAGGCGGCGATGAGTCGGGTCTACCGTGAGGGGTACGAGCGAGGCCACGCTGACGGCGCGCGCTCGGCGCAGCCTGTCGGGCGCGACTGGACGCCAACCGATGGCTCGAACGCGGAGGTCGGCAGCGATGTTGACCGGCTCCTGGGGATCTTGAAGGCAGCCGAGAGATCGGCCAGCGCCTGAGGGCTCTCCGCGTGGGAGGCCGGGTTCGTGTCCAGCATGCAAGACCGGATCAACAACTACGGCCGGCGGACTTTTGTCTCTGAGAAGCAATGGCTCAGGATCGATGAGCTTGAAGATAAGTTGAGACGGCAAGGCTACATTTAACAAGCCCATTGATGATCAAGTCGAGGGCGAGAAAGGACTAGGAACATGGCTAACGCTACCAGCTTCCAGAAACGCGAGAGCTTCATCCCCGGGGCGGTCAGTACCGGAACCGCCAACATCCTCAAGTACAACGCGAAGGCCCGACTGTGGGGGATCGACGGAACGAGCCTCGACCGCATCCGGTTCATCCCGGACCTCGAGAACGCGCAGGCCGGATGGCTCAAGTTCGCCGAGGGCAGCGCACCCGACTTCAGGCTGGTCCCGGTCAAGGCCCTGCTCGACGGCGCTCCGTTCCCGGCGATGCCCACGGAGCGCTCCCCGGACGGCCGCCCGCTCTACCGGCGCGGCTTCAGGCTGATGGTCAAGCTGCCGGACAAGCTGGCCGGGGGCGCGGGGACGGTCCGAGAGTTTGCGGCCAACTCAATGGCCACGTGCTCGGCGATCGACGACTTGCTGAGGGAGTGGTTCGGCCACCCGAAGCGGGCGGCCGGCAAGCTCCCGGTCGTCTCGGTCAAGGGGTATCGCGAGATCCCGGCGAAGACCGGAAGCAATTTCGCGCCGCTCTTCGTCATCGATCGGGTGATCGACGCGCCGCCGGACCTCGTCGAGGAGTCCGCCCCCGCCTCGGCCGCTGCCGCCGACGACCTCGGTGAGGACGAGCCGGAGGACTTCGACGCCGACGAGGTGCTCGACGACTCCGACGACCTTCTCGACGACCTGCCTGCGGCCTGAGGACGCCACCCGATGCCCCGCTCGATCGCCGCCGCCGCGATGGCCTACGCGCGGGCGGGGCATCCGGTGCTCCCGCTCCACGGGATCACCGATGGCCGCTGCGACTGCGGCCGGGCTGACTGCCGCGACCCGGGCAAGCACCCCAACGCGCAGCTGGTGCCGCACGGCCTGAAGGACGCCTCGGTCGACCCTGAGCGGATCGCCGCGTGGTGGCGCGCCGCGCCGAACTCGAACGTCGGGCTTCGTCTCGACGACCTTGCCCTGCTCGACGTCGACCGCGACGGCGCGCTGCTCGAGGCCGGGATCGACCTCCCGAACGGTCCGGTCCAGTCGACCGGCCGCGGGTTCCACTACCTGTTCCGAGCCAACGGCGTGAGCCTGAGGAACGCGACCGCGTTCGCGCCCGGGCTCGACCTCAAGCTCGGCGCCGGCGCCTACGGCGTTGCCGCGCCCTCGAGGCACGTCTCCGGAAAGCGCTACGGCTGGCTGCCCGGCCACAGCCTCGAGGAGATCCCGCCGCCCGACCTGCCGGGACGGGTGGTCGAGCTGGTCAAGGCTGCGAACGCCTCGGCCGGCGGCTCCGGCGACGGGCCGCACGACCTGCTCGGCCGGCTCGACCTCGAGCGCGCGTTCCTCGATCTCGAGGCGGCCGAGGCGGCCGGCTCCGGCGACCTGTGGCGACGCCGCGTCCTGCAGATCATCCTCGCCCTGGTCGGCCGCGGTCTCCGCGATGTCGAGATCATGACCTTCTGCCGGCGCGCCACCTGGCGCAGCCGCGGCTGGACGCATGAGGAGACCGATCAATTCGTGACCAAAGAGCTGCGCCGGGCGCGCGCCAAGGCCGACAGACCCGAGCCCGACGACGAGGACACCTTTGAGACCGACGACCGCGAGCGCGCGGCCGCCGAGGCTGAAGAGCGCGAGGACCGGCTGCGCCTGGTGCCGCCGTCCGAGATGGAATGGACGGGCGCCCAGCTGAACCTGGTGAAAGACCTGCTCGGCCACGCGATGATGGCGCTCCTCTACGGCGAGAGCGGGTCGGCCAAGACGCTGATCGCGCTCGCGCTCGCGATCCACGTCGCGCTCGGCCGGGACTGGTGCGGACGGCCGGTCGAGCAGGGTTTCGTTGCCTATCTGGCGCCCGAGGGCGGGCACTCGGTGCATCTTCGATTTCATGCCTGGTGCCGATACCACGGCATCGACCCGACCGACGACGCGCTGCCGTTTCGGACGATCCCGGTCCGGATCGACCTCTGCCGATCGGAGGCCGACCTCGAGCAGGTGATCGCCAACATCCGCGCGGCCGAGGTCGACCTCGGGCCGTGCGTCCTCGCCGTGGTCGATACCGTGAGCCGAGCGCTCGCCGGCGGCAACGAGAACGGTCCCGAGGACATGGGCGCCTTCGTCGCCAACTGCGATCGTCTCCGGGAGGAGACCGGCGCCACGGTGCTCGGCGTCCACCACACGCCGTCGCGCGGCGAGACGCCCCGAGGCCACACCAGCCTGAAGAACGCGAGCGAGGTCCGGATGCTGGCCCGCAAGCGAGCGCCCGGCCTGTTCGCCCTCGAGCTGCAGCACCTCAAGGACAGCCAGTCGGGCGACGAGCTGCTGTTCGAGATCAAGACGGCGGAGGTCGGAACCAACGACAAGGGCGAGGTGGTGTCCGGCGCGCTCGTGGTGCCGGCCGGGATCATGGCCAAGGGCGCGGCCGGCAACCCGCACGGCAGGCTCACCGATCGCCAGCTCCGGATCATGCAGGAGCTGTGGCGCCAGGCCGACGCTCACCGGCAATGGCAGTGGACCAACGAGGAGTTCGCCGAGCTGTGCGTGTTCAGCGGCGCGATCGACGTGGAGAACCCGAACACGCGCCGCTCGGCGGTCAACCGGCTTAAGCAGCAGCTGGCGAACCGCGGGCTCGTCACCATCGCCGGGGACCTGGTTCGGCTGGTCTCGCGGGTCTGAGGGAGGCCGATTTGAACTGCAACGCCCGATGCACCGACCTGACCGTTCGTTTAGTTGCTTCGTGCGCTGCACCGCCAGTGTCGCAGCCCGCAGAAATCCTAGGATTCCTACTGCAACACAGGGTGTCTCGCAGGGCGTCCGGCGTTGCGTTGCACTCCGGGGGTTTCTCAGAACCCCGGAGGTGCAACGACTGCAACGCGCCCGCGACCGCGACCCTGCGTCAGACCCTGAGAGGGTAGATCAGGTGGACGCCATCAACGCGGCGATCGCGGCCTGCCTCGCGGTCCACGCCGAGGCGATCGAGGTCGCGGGGTCGGCTTACCCCGAGCGCGACCCACGAATCCCGGCAGAGCTGCGGGCCAAGGTCGAGCGCCAGCGGAGACGGGTCGAGCAGACGCTCGAACACGCCGCTCACCCGCGGCACGTCGAGTCGTTGACCCAGGGGGTGCGGATCTGCCTGCGCCGTCTGGCGCCGAGCAGGCCGAGGGCGGCCAAGCCGCCCGCGCCGACGTGGGACGAGGCGACCAAGCGGTGGATCGTCAGATGAGGAAGCTGGCGGACCTCAGGTGGCGTCAGACCCGCAAGCGCAAGCCGTACCTGGTCGGTCGGGTCGGCGACTTCTGGATCACTCTTGTCCAGGTCGAGTCCAAGGACCTGAGCGGCATCGCCGCGACGCTCTGGATCTCGCCGGCGAGGGTCGAGGCGGCCGACGAGGCCGCGCAGCGGAGCGGAGGCGACGAATGACGGATCGGTGTCAGGGCTGCGGCGTCGAGGCGGGCGCCCCTCTGGTGATCACCAAGGGGTCGAAGCGGTTGAAGGCGGTCGTGAGGCCTGCCGAGCTGACCGCGACGACGTTCGCGGACTACGGCACGCGCCGGTTCTGCCAGCGCTGCCGGAAAGGGGCAGGCGAGGTCGTGGGACGGATACGCGCTGCTCACCGAAAGATCCTGCCCGTCTGAAACCGCCGGCCGAGGCCGGCAAGCGAGGAGAAGGATCAATGAGCGACGGCAGCTACACCATCGAGGTCACCGCGGAGGTGCTGCGCGGCCGCTGCGAGGACGCCGTGCCGATCGTCACGAGCGAGCTGCCATGCTCGAGCGTCTGCACGCCGCGCTCGAGGCTAGCGAGCTGGAGATGGAGCGCCACAACCGGCAGCTCGCCGAGAGCACCCGAGCGTGCGCTTACACGCGCGTGGCGATCGGTTATCTGCAGAGCGGCAACCACGCAGGAACGGAGGACAGAGCATGAACACCACAGTCGAGATCACCGAGGTCCCGGTCAACCCGCGCGACAGGACCGCCTCGATCTACAGCGTGACGGTCGGCGGCGAGAAGCTGGACGCCGCGTGCTTCACCCGGGCCGAGGCCGAGGACCTCGCTGCGCGCCACATCGCCGGGCTCGGCCAGCCCGACGAGGATCAGGGGCAGGATCAGGCTCCGGACAAGCCGACCAGGCGCCGGCGGTCTAAGCGCGTCGAGGAGGAACGCGATGACGACGAGGCCTGATCAGGACGAACCCGTCCCGATGCCTGAACACGTCCGCCAGCATCTCGAAGAGCTGGCGATCGCCCAGGCGCTGGCCGACCTGATCCGGCGCTACCCTCGGTCGGCGCCGCGGGTGATCGTCGAGATGGCTCAGGCCATGAGCAGGCCGCAGTCGCATTGATCGAGCAGGGCGGTCGGTGCTCCGGTGCCGGCCGCCCAATTACATTGACCGCGCGGCCTACTGTCGTTTACATGCGAATTTATGTTCCATTTCCTGCGCGGCCTCTTCGAGCGGAAGGTGCTCAGCACTGCCACCGCCTGGCCGCTTCTGTTCACCAGCCACGTCACCGCCAGCGCCGTCGCCGTCACCGAGCAGAACGTGATGGCCTGCCCGGCCGCCCGGGGCGCCGTCGCGGTCCTCGCCGAGAGCGTCGCGCAGCTGCCGCTGCACCTGTACCGAAGAACAGGCGAGGACGGCCGCGAGCGCGCGAGCGATCACCCGCTCTATTCGATCCTGCTGAATGCCGCGAACGACTGGACGAGCGCCTTCGAGTTCCGCCGCAACATGATGGTCTCGCTGCTGCTGAGCGGTCACGCGTTCGCGTTCGTCAATCGATCCAGGGCCACGGGCGAGGTCGTCGAGCTCATTCAACTGCCGACCGGGGCGGTTCAACTGTACATCGACGACGCGACCGGAGAGCCGCATTACTTCGTCCAGGATCCGAGCCGGCGCGAGATCGACCGCAGCCAGATCCTGCATCTCCAAGCCCTCAACGGCGAGAGCCCGCTCTTGCAGGTCCGGGAAGCGATCGGGCTGAGCCTGACGATTGAGCAGCACCAGGCTCGCCTGTTCGCGAACGGCGCGCGGCCGTCCGGCTTGCTGAAGTTGAAGCATCGTCTGCCGCCAGCGGTGTCCGAGAAGCTCGGCGCCGACTTCAACCTGAAATGGGGCGGACTGGCCAGCTCTGGCAGGACGATGGTGCTTGAAGATGGCGCCGAGTTCGACGCGCTGACGTTCTCGAGCGTCGATCTCCAGATGCTCGAGCTGAGGAAGTTTCAGGTCGCGGAGATCGCCCGGGCGCTACGGATACCCCTGCATCTGCTGGGCGACTGGGAACGTGCCACCTGGTCGAACGCGGAGACCGCCGGTCGGCAGTTCCTCAGCTTCACGCTGCTGCCCTGGCTGGAACTTTGGCAGCAGGGGATCGCCCGCGCCCTGCTGTCGCCCGAGGAGCGCCGCGTCCTCTACGCCGAGTTCGTGGTCGACGATTTGGTGCGGGCTGACATCTCCGGTCGCTTCGAGGCCTACGCCAAGGCGGTGAGCAACGGCATCCTGACTGCCAACGAGGTGCGGGCCATGGAGAACCGGCCGCCGCTGCCCGGCGGCGATGACCTGCGCTCGCCGCTGAACACGGCGCCCTCGGATCAGACCGAGCCAGTCGCGTGATCGACCACCTGGATCTCGAGACCAAGTTCGACGCCACGACCGAGGGCGAGATCGAGGGGCTGGCGATCGTCTGGGATCGGCCGGACAACGCCGGCGACGTCGTTGAGCGCGGCGCCTTCCGCCGGACCCTGCGCGAGCTGAAGACCGCCGGCCGCATGCCCGCAATGCTGTGGATGCACTCTCCCGCCGAGGTGATCGGGCGCTGGACGGACATCGCCGAGACCGCCGAGGGCCTCAGGGTCAAGGGCCGGCTCAATCTCCAGACCCAGCGCGGCGCCGAGGCCCGGGCGCTGCTGCTCGACGGCTCGATCTCCGGGCTCTCGATCGGCTTCCGGACCAAGGCCTCGCAGCGCCGCGGCAGGCACCGGGTTCTGACCGATCTCGACCTGGTTGAGACCAGCATCTGTTCCATTCCATGCGCGCCTGACGCGCGCGTTCTCTCCGTGAAAGGCGCGACCATGGACACCGAGACGACCACCACCGACGAGGCCACGCCCCTCGACCTCCCGCCTGAGCTGCTGGACCGGATCAGCGCGCTCGAGACCAAGGCCGAGCCGCTGCCGGACCTCGCCGGCCGGCTTTACCGGATCGAGACCCGGCTCGCCCGCCCCGGCGTCGCCCGGATCGAGGTGCGGGAGGACCGCGACGAGATCGAGAAGAAGGCTTTCGTGAACTGGGCGCGGCGCGGCCTTGAGGGCCTGTCGGACGTCGAGAAGAAGGTTCTGACTGCGACGCCGGTCGGCAGCCCGGCAACCGATGGCTACCAGCTGGTTCCTGAAGTGTTCTCCCGGGAGCTGCTCCGGAACCTCGTCGAGATCTCGCCGATGCGCCAGGTCGCCCGGGTCCAGCAGGTCGCCGGCGGCCCGGTCCTGGTGCCGCGGCGCGTGAGCAACCTCACCGCGGCCTGGGTCGCCGAGACCGTGCTGCACGACGTGTCCGAGCCTACCTACGATCAACTCTCGGTCGGCGTGTTCGAGGCGCGGGTGACGACCGAGGTCACCAACCAACTCCTCGAGGACAGCGCGTTCGACCTCGCCGCCGAGCTCGCCCGGGACTTTGCTGAGGAATTCGCCCGCCTCGAGGGCGCCGCGTTCGTCAGCGGCGACGGCACGACCATGCCCGAAGGCTTCCTCACGAGCCCACTGTTCGTGGAGAGCGGGACCGCGCTCGACGCGGACAGCATCATCGACCTTTATCACGCCATCCCGGCGCGCTACGCCAGCCGCGGCACCTGGTTGATGAACCGCGCGGTCATAGGCTCGGTGAGGAAGCTCCGTTCGGCCGCTGATGGTCCGTATATCTGGGCCGACACGATCGCGGCCGGTCAGCCGCCGACCCTGCTCGGTCGCCCGGTGCTCGAGATGCCCGGCCTCGCCGCTGCCGGCGCCAGCCCCGACGTGGTTGTGGCCGCGTTCGGCGACTGGTCCTCGGCCTATCGCATCTTCGATCGGGTCGGCCTTGAAGTGCTGCGCGACCCCTACACCAAGGCGAGGTACAGCATCGTCTGTTTCCATGCCCGGAAGCGGGTCGGCGGCGCGCTGGTCCGCGGCGATGCTGTCCGCGGGATCACCGCCTGATCGGGGTTCGATGCCGCAAGCCGCGCCTCGTTGGTGTCCCGTCTGCCGGACCGTCCACCCCCACGGGTCGGACTGTCCGCTGCGGGCGGACGTCCGGCGGGCGGAGGTCGACCGGCTGAGGCCGGGACCGAGGCAGCGGGGTTATGATCGCCGATGGGAGTTAGCCCGACGTGAGTTCCTCGCCGCGTATCCCAACTGTGTCATCTGCGGCGCCGTTGCCGTCGAGGTCCACCATGCCGTCCGGCACCGAGGCGATCCCGGCGTCTTTTGGGATCGAGCCGGCTGGCAGCCCCTCTGCCGCTCCTGCCACAGCCGGGCGACGCTCGCGGAGGTCCGTCAGCGCTGAGCCCGGCGCCTGGTCGGTCCCGGCCGGGTGCTTCAAGGGCGCGGACGTCGCGATCCTGGCGGGCGGGAAGTCGCTGACCACCGACGACATCGACCTTGCCCGCGATCACGGCTGCGTCCTGATCGCGCTCAACCGCGCCTTCGAGGTCGCGCCCGACGTGGCCTGGCTGTACGGCTCCGATCCCGACCGCTTCTGGTCGCGGTATCCCGGCGCGCTCGAGCATGTCGGGCTCAAGATCACCTGTCGACGCCTCAACCGACCCGACCCCGTGGCGTTGATCGCGGCTGTCGAGGCGGGGGTCAGGGTGTTGCAGCACGCAGGGCAGGACACCGTGGGCGCGAGCGCCGACCCGGGCACGGTGCGCGGCAACAACTCCCTCGGCCATGTCCTCTCGGTGATCGCCCACACCGGGACCAGGCGCGTGCTGCTGCTGGGTGCCGACATGAGGCCGGGTCACTGGCATGGCGGCTACCCCGGCCAGCCCGAGCCCGACTACCAGCGCACCGTGATCCCGACGTTCGCCCTGCTGGCCCGGCAGCTGCTCGTCGCCCGCGTGCTGGTGATCAACTGCGCGCCGCGGTCCGCGCTGCCGTACTGGCCGCGCGCCAGCCTGAGAGACGTGTTCGCATGACTGGCGACCCCGGACCCCCGGTCGGCGGCCTGGTCGTCGAGGACGGGACCGGCGTCCCGCTGGCCGCGAGCTACTGCAGCCTGGCCAACGCCGAGGCGTACCACGGCGACCGCGGCATGTTCGAGGAGTGGCTCGGCACCAACGCGGTGGTCGGCCTGCTGATCGACGCCACGCGCCTGATCGAGGCGAGATACCGCTGGCGAGGCGTCGCGCTCACCGCCGAGCAGGGGCTGGGCCTGCCGCGGGCCGACGTGGTGCTCGGCCTGCCGGTGCTCGACGGTCTCGAGCTCCCTGACGGCCGGGTGCTGGACGGGCCGGCCCAGGTGGCCCTCGCCGCCGATGCCGTAGCCTACCTGGCGCTCAGGCTGCACCGCGAGCGCCCGCCGGCGGACGGCATGGTCAAGGTGAGCGAGAGCCTGCCGGACTTCACGGTGCGCTACGCGCGCCTGCCGCCCGAGGGGCTCGACGTGCTCGACCGCATGCTCGATCCCCTGATCGAGGCGCCGGTGCCGGCAGGCCACGCGCCGGCGATTGGGACTCGAGCCATGAAGGGGTCTAAGCCGCGCAACCTGCATCTGGTCAGCTCGACCGCCGGCAAGAGGCGCTCGGCGTATCCCTGCCCCGCCTGGTTGCCGCCGGAGGCCAAAGCCGAGTGGCAACGGGCGGTCCAGGACCTGTCGTCCCGCGGGCTGCTGTTTGACGGCGCGATCGCCAGCCTGGAGCACTATGTGCTCTGCGTTGCCCAGATCCGCCAGTGCCAACGGATTCTGGCCGATTCGCTGATCGTCGATGGTGAGGGCATCCACCCGGCCTACACCGCCCAGCAGAAGGCGATCCAGTCCGCCCGGCTGCTGGCGGTCGAGCTGGGACTGTCGGTCGTGAGCCGGACCCGGTCGTTCCAGGGCAAGGCGGCCGATGAGCGCGAATGGGATGAGCTCGACGTGGGCTAATAGGTGCCCGAGGCGCGTCGCTGAAGTCCTCTGGGTGTCTCGTCGGCTGTGGCGGCCTCGGGCTCGGCATTCGTAGCGGACGGGGTACGGACGAGCAAGGATGGCCCGCAAGAAGCAGGTGAAGGTCGACCGCGCCGGCCCCGCCTGGCTGTGGGACGACTCGCCGATCCAGGACCCTCTCGGGCGGGCCGAGAAGGCGGTCCGTTTCGTCCGCAAGCTGCGGCTCCACGAGGGCCGGTTCGCCGGGAAGCCGTTCCCGCTGGCCGACTGGCAGGAGCGGCTGATCCGCCGCATCTATGGCCCGATCGACGAGCTGGGCCGCCGGCAGGTGCGCACGGCGTTCGTCATGGTGCCGCGCGGCTCCGGCAAGAGCTCGCTCGCTGCCGCGATTGGGCTCCTGCACTGCTTCGGCCCGGAGAAGGAGCCCGGCGGGCAGGTGATCGCCGCCGCGGCCGACCGGGAGCAAGCCTCGATCGTGTTCGGCGCCGCGAGCCGGATGATCGCTCAGGACCCGGTGCTCTCGCGGATCACCAACATCACGCCCTCGATCAAGAGGATTCAACACCCGGCCTCCGGCTCGACCTTCCGCGCGGTCTCGCACGAGGCGTACTCGAAGCACGGCCTCTCGATCTCGTGCCTGCTCGCCGACGAGGTGCACGCCTGGCCGACGAGGGAGCTCTGGGATGTCCTCACCACCAGCATGGGCAAGCGCGAGGCGCCGTTGACGATCGCGATCACGACCGCCGGAGTCGGCCGCAACGGCATCGCCTGGGAGCTGTACGCGTACGCGAAGCGGGTCGCCGCCGGCGAGATCGCTGACCCGACGTTCCTCCCCGTCCTGCTCGAGCCGCCCGAGGGGTTCGACTGGCGCGATCCGGAGGTGTGGGCGTTCGTCAACCCGGCGCTCGGGGTGTTCCGCTCGTTGGAGGAGATGCAGACCAGCGCGAAGCGGGCGGAGCACGTGCCGGCCCAGCAGGCCGCGTTCCGCCAGCTGTACTTGAACGAGTGGCGCGAAGGCGCGGCCAGCCCTTGGATCGACCTCGCGCTGTGGGACGAGGGCGCGATCGAGCTCAACCCCGAGGAGATCGAGCCGGGCACGCCGGCGTGGGTCGGCGTCGACCTCTCGAGCACGTCCGACCTCACCGCCGTCGTCGCGCTGATCGAGCGGGACCTCGACAGCTACCTCGTCCTGCCGCGCTTCTTCGCGCCCGAGGACGGGATCAGGCGCCGCTCGGAGCGCGACGGGGTCAATTACCGGCTCTGGGCTGAGCAGGGGCACCTGGTAGCCACGCGGGGCGCCGTCGTCGACTATTCGGTGGTCGAGGACTATGTCGCCGGCCTCGCCGAGCAGTTCCGGGTCGAGGCCATCGCCATCGATCGGTGGAACAGCACGGCGACCACGACCCGGCTGCTCGATCAGGGCCTCCCGGTCATCAGGTTCGGGCAGGGCTTCGCCAGCATGTCGCCGGCGGTCAAGGAGGCCGAGCGGCTGATCCTCTCCCGGCGCCTGGCGCACGACGGGAGCCCTGTGCTGCGCTGGTGCCTGGGTAACGTCGCGATCGAGCAGGACGCCGCCGGCAACCAGAAGATCAGCAAGGCGCGGAGCCGCGAGAAGGTCGACGGCGCCGTGGCGCTGGCGATGGCGGTCGGCGTGGCCGCGACCGAGGGCCGGCATGTGAGCGTCTATGCGGAGCGCCCGTCGTTCCTCATGATCTGAGAGGGAGGGCCGATGTGACCAAGCGACATGAGCCGCTCCCGACCGAGCTGGTAGTCGCCCGCGCGCAGAAGCGGATCTATCAGTGCGCCGAGGAGCTCGAGGCGATCGCGAATTTTTTGAAAGGCGCCCGGGATGCCGACCTCGCCGACCGCGCGCTCATGAGCGATTACGTCTTGATGTGCAGGTGCGAGTTGGCGCGCATCGAGCGCCGACTCGGGCTGCGCAAGGCCTTCGTCCGGCCGCGGCAGATCAAGCGGGAGCACGCGGCATGACGATCGACCTCGACCGGCTGCGCGAGCTCCGCGACCGCCTCAACCAGGTCATCGCGATCCTCGAACCGCTGATGCCCGTTCTTTCGGCCCTGGCGGCGTGTAGTGGTCGAGATCCAACGGAAGATTCCTGAAGCACGCTGGCTTCGGAGATGCTAGCCGGAGTTCGGCCTTTAGCCACAAGCCGACATTCTCGGCAGCGTGACTCGTGCCTTCGGGTCGCGCCTGAGTTCGTAGCGGAAACGCCAGTCGGTGCCCTCGGCGATGATCCTGTAGAGTAAAAAGCGGTAGCCGAGGCGGCGGTGCCGGGCTACCGTACGGCAGCGCAAAGGGGAGGCATTACAACCGATGCAACACATCACGCTGAGCCGACACATCGCTACAATCGTGGTTCTTTTGCTCGCAGTCGCGGGCCATGCAGTGGGGAGCGAGGCGCCGCCTGCGTGGGCCTATCCGGTCAATCCTCCGGGTGTGAAGCCAGCGCCCGATGACGGCATCCCGAGGCACGTGCCGGACAGCGACGCGGCGTTCACGCTGACCCAGATTCGGGATCTGCACTTCGCACCAGATTGGCACCCTGAAGATCACCCGGCGCTGCCCGACATCGTGGCACGGGGAGGAACGAAGGACGTGCTGGCGTGCGGCTCATGCCATCGCGCCGACGGGTCGGGCGGTCCGGAAAACGCCAAAATTGCCGGTCTGCCCACCGTGTACATCGTGCAGCAGATGGCGGATTTCAAAAGCGGCACCCGAACGACGTCGGTGCCCGAAAGGCTGCCACCCCAGTTGATGATCTCCACGGCAAAAGGCATCAACGATCAGGAGATCGAGGCGGCTGCCGCCTATTTCTCGGCCCTCCAGCCAAGGGCAGCGATCAGAGTGGTCGAAGCGGAGAGCGTCCCGAAGACCAAGGTCACGGGATGGCATCTCGCGGTCGCGGCAGATGACGAAACGGAGCCGCTTGGGCAGCGCCTCGTCGAGGTCCCGGAGAAGCTGGAGTATTTCGCGCTTCGCGATGGCCGAGCCCGCTTTGTCGCTTATGTCCCGCCGGGAAGCGTTCAGCGGGGGCAGGCGCTGGTTGACTCCGGGCGCGGCAAGACCGTCGCATGTGGCATCTGCCACGGGCCTGACTTGAAGGGGCTGGGGCCCATTCCTGGCATTGCCGGGCAATCCCCGAGCTACATTGTCCGCCAACTCTACGACTTCAAGACGGGCGCTCGCGCCGGTGCCTGGAGTGCGCTCATGGCACCCGTTGTCGAAGAGCTGTCGGTGGACGACATGATCTCAGTTGCCGCATATGCGGCCTCACTGAGCCCCTGAGCCGGGCGGCCACGTCGCCATCGCCAGGCACTTTCATGGCGCCGCGGCAGCGCGAATAGAGCCTATCCGGCTGTCGCTGCGGAACAACGTCACGGTCCGCAGGCCAGGGAAAGCGCCTTGGGCCAGCGGCTGCCGGCATGTTCCGAGGGCGTGAGCGGCGGGAACCGGCGGGCGATCGTCGCCTCATCCTGCCTTGCCGTGATGTCCGAATCGGGTCACGACCGGCCGCTCCGTTTGTCCGGCAGCGGGGGATGCCGGCCGGGTACCATCCGTCAGATTTCGACCGCTAGTGGAGCGGCCGGCCCTCGGACTGGTGCTCGGCCCTCGCCTGGCACATCGCGAGGACGAGCGCGCAGGCCTCGGTCATCTCATCGTCGCTCGCGTCCGGCACCACGGCCCGGCACCGGCTCACGACCTCCAGGGCGTCCATGTGGAAGCTGTCGGCCTCGCGGGCGGCGGCCAACCGCTCGATCAGCAGGTCGAAGACGGTCCGACAGAGGAGCTCCTTCCGGAGGTCCATCACCCGAGCCCGCGCCCGTGCAGGTGCTCCTGGACGATGTCGGCCATCCGCCGAGGGGCGCCGTCCGCGGCTTGGTAGACCGCGGTTTCCAGATACTTGGCCTGCTTCCCGTTGGGGTGGTGCACGTCGAGCCGCTCGTGAACGACCTTGGCGTGCTCGGCGGCGAATCCCATCGTCACCGAAACCATGTCGCCGCTCTGAACGGGTTCCTCGATGAACGCGGATTCGGCCAGCTCGCCGGTCTCGCGCGGCACGATCTCGTCGGCGCGCTGCATGATCAGCTCTGCCTCGCCCTCGACGAACGCCGTGCACGCGGCGAGCGCTTCCTGGCGGTAGTCCTCGACTTGCTGCAGCACCTGGTCGAGGTTCTCAAACCCGGTCGTCGGCATGATTTCGCTCCGCTGTTGCCGCATAAGCACTAGCTCGAGCGCGCGCGGATCGCCACATGAGATGGCAGCGCGGCTAGGGTCTGCAGCCCGAACCCTCCGATCCCTACTCGGGGCTGCCGCGCGTTCCATCCAGTAGGGCAGCTGTAGGGGCTGCAATCATGGCATCGATCCGCAAGCGCGTCCTGACGGACAGCCAGCGCACCGTCTGGCTCGTCGACTACCGCGACCAGGACGGCAACCGACGTTTCCGGCAGTTCGATCGACGGCGCGACGCCGACGCCTGGCTCGTCCAAGCCCGCAGCCAGGTCGCGGCGGGCACGCACACACCAGAGGCGCGGTCCATCACGGTTGGCGAGGCGGCCGACGCTTGGCTTCAGCGCGCCGAGCTGGACGGCCTCGAGCCGGCGACGATCCGGCAGTATCGGAGCCACGTCGAGCACCACATCCGCCCCCTGATCGGGGCCGTGAAGCTCTCCCGCCTGAGCGCTCCCGCCGTGCAGGAGTTCGTCGACCGGCTGCTCGCCGAGGGGCGATCACGCCCGCTGGCGCGCAAGGCCCTGGCCAGCTTCCGGAGCATCCTCGGCGAGGCGCAGCGGCGCGGTTACGTCGCCCAGAACGTCTCCCGGGAGGCCAAGGTCAACGCCGCCGGCAAGCGGCACCGGGCGGTGCTCGAGATCCCCGACAAGGCCGAGGTCCGGGCGCTGCTCGACGGCGTCGAGGGCCGGACCCGCGCCCTGATCGCGGTGGCCGTGTTCGCGGGCCTGCGCTCGTCGGAGCTGCGCGGGCTGCGGTGGCAGGACGTGGACCTCAAGGGCCGCCTGATCCACGTCCGGCAGCGCGCGGACGAGCGCGGCAAGATCGGATCGCTGAAGTCGGAGGCCGCCCGTCGCTCGATCCCAATGTTCGGGCTCGTCGCCACCGTGCTCAAGGAGAGGCGCCTCGCCGCCCCGCCTGGGTCTGAGCTGGTGTTCTGCAACGGCGCCGGCCGGGTCGAGAGCCACGCCAACATCGTGCACCGGGCGCTGTCGCCGCTGCAGGACCGCCTCGGCCTGCCACGTCGTGGGCTCCACGCCTTCCGGCACTTCTACGCCAGCCTGCTGGTCGATCAGGGGTTCGGGCCGCGGCAGGTGATGGGCCTGATGGGCCACAGCTCGATCGCCCTGACGATGAACACCTACGTGCACCTGTTCAAAGATGACGAGAGTGTTCACGTTAAGCTGGCTGCGGCCGAGCTGGCGATCGTCGGATGAGCCTGTTTCAGATGCTCATCGACCGCGATCTATGCTGTTAGTTTTGGACGAAGGTCGAGCGAGTGGTGTTTTAACCTCCGTTCATGGATGGACAAGCGCCTATGGAATGGCTCGTTCGCCTAGAAGGCGAAAACTGGAGCTTACAGGATCTGCCGGGCTGGTTCAGTCATTTGGACCACAAGGTAAGGCGGCTGGAGGATGGTAAGTACTATCTAACATCACTCACGTTCGCGCATTGTACCAGTCCCTCTGAAGTTTTCGAACTGGGCGCGCAAATTGTCGCGTGGCTTAATGGCGCAGCCAGAGCGTTCGAGAAAACGTTTTATTCAGTCCAGGTCGGCAGTGAAATCGTCCAAGTGGACGATGCCGGCGTCCGACGAGTGCATCAGCATTTGCGCCCAGCTACGAGAGAAGCACGGATCAAAGCGCACGCAGCAATCGCTTTGATCGACGGCAAACCAACCACTTCACAGCCTTCCAGACCGGAAGAGTTACTTGCGCTGTTGGTGAAGAGCTCTGCCACAAGCTCTGTGCCGCGGGTGCTCGATGCGTGGCTCTTACCAACAACCTGGCAACGATTACGTTACGTTTGCGATGCAATCAGAGAGAACGTGGCGCCTGACACAGATATTAAGCGGTCCTGGGAGACCATGGCGCGGGAAATGGCACCTATGGTGGGCATGGATGAACCACGGCTAAATACCACACTTCGGCGCTTCAACAAGACAGCGGCCAAACCAGAGCATGCCGGTTCCTCTGCGTTACATGGTTACATGACCGGACCTATCGCCGATCCGATGCCACTTCCAGAGGCAGAAGGTTTCATCCATGATCTTCTCGTCGCTTGGTTATCACGAAAGATAGACAATAAGGCGCTGTAGCCAAACCCAATCCGGGATCGGCTGCCACACCTTCCGGGCGACCGGGATCGCCATATACCTCACGAACGGCGGCACCTTTGGAGAAAGCCCAGATGATGGCCGCGCACTCGAGCCCACTCGGCAAGGTCGAGTACGTGCGATCGCATTTCCGAGGCTCGGCCGAGGTCGGGCTGCGCCGAACCGACATGATCGTGGAAGGGAAGCCCGATCTCGTCCTGCCGCCAGGCAAGGCGTGATGAACCTCGGCCGCCGTACATGGAACAGATTTGGAACAGGTCGCCCTAGAAGCCGCAGAACTCCTCGCATGAGCGGTGGAATCATAATCCATGGGTCGGGGGTTCGAGTCCCTCCTCCGCTACCAGATCCTCTTCATGCCCGATGTCGCTTTGAGTCGCCCGGCGGCGAACCCGCCGGCGCCATAGTAGCGCA